GATACTATAGAAATATTTGAAAATGTAAATATATTATCTGATATGGTTGCTGTGTGATTGTCTAAAACTACAAACTGAAATTCTTCTCCACCAACTAAGGTATTAAATTTTGTTCCCCTTGGAAGTGTAAGAGTTGTGGGAACACTGTCTTCTTCTGACACATTAACAACTATATTTACAATCGCTCTTGCAGATAATATAGATCTTGGAATATAACCTAATAATTTAGCACGGGTAACAACGTTACCTCTTATTTGTGCTGAATCTAAGAATGCTTCATTTAAACTAAAGTGAGCATTCATTGCATTGTAATGTGTATTATATGCTAGAACATCTAGTAATACACTCATGCCTGATCCATCAAAGTCATAATCATTAAACTCTGATTGTGTCTTTAAGAAATTCTTTAGATTCGTTTTAATCTGATCGAAATCTAATTCTGTAACTTTTAAATTTGTTGCCATTTTATCTTAACCTTCTTAGTAATATCTCTACAGTATCATCTGTATCATTTTCTTTTATTAAAAACTTAACAGTCAATCTGTAAGCATTTTGATCTGATAGATCGTTTAGTCCTATGGATAATATCTTTACCCTTGGCTCATAATCTCGAAGAACCTTTCTTACGTTCTCTTTTATAGCTATTTTTGTGATAGCATCCGCTGGTTCAAATAATAAACCTCTTAAGTTAGCTCCAAGTTGGGGCTGGAACGGTCTTTCAAATGCATTTGTTATTAATAAGTTCTTAACAGCATTCTTTACAGCATTATCATCCTTTAACACGTTAATGTCTTTTCGTATTGGGTGCAGTAATAAAGAAAGATCTAAATCTCTATGTCCTTTATTTTTACTAACTACACTAGACTTCTTTTCGGTGGTTATTGACCAATCAGATTGTATTAAAGGTGATGTTTGCGTTGTCATATATCTATTTATACAGTTTTACCCGAGCTTTTTCTTTTGTTGTTCAACTTTAAGTTTAGCTGCTGTAGCTAAGTCATCTGCATCTGCATATTCTTTTTTGGCGGATTTAGCCTTAGTATACATCTCTTCAAGTATTTTTCCTTCTGAGTGAAATCCAAAAATAACTCCTGTTTCATTTAATTGCTTTGCTTGTTTTTTGGACATTTCTAATTCATTATAAGACTTCCACTTAAGATCATCCCAAGTACTTCCACCTAATTCAGATAATTGTACTCTGGTTTCATCAAAGGTTAAATCTGAATAAATTGATCGAAGAGCAAACCAGTGCGATTCAGGTACATTAGGAAATTCCAAAGCATCTGTTTTTTCCTGTATTTGCCTTCTTGCATTTGATAAAGCAAGAGTGATTACCCTTAGGTTCAATTCATCTTTATCTGGTTCAATAACAGGTTTTGGTTCTGGTTTCTTTGGTTCTTCTTCTGGTACTTTAGATTCTGCTGGAACTACAGTTGCAACACCATCAATTGTTTCTACATTTGGCATTGTGCTACATATATCTGCAGAATTAATAGTAGGAGGAAAAGAGTCCAATCCTAAAGAACTTATTAAACTATCTAAGTCTGGAACTGCTGATCCCATGCTTGCTTTTAGTTCTGCAATCTTTGTAGCTAATCCAGATGCAGATGTTATATCGCCCAGCTTTAATAAATCACCTTGTAAGCTAGGAACTTCTGGTAAGGCAGGAACAAAAGAACCAAGATCAGCTTTTAGTTCATCTACTTTACTTTGCATAGAAGCTAAACCATCTTTACCCTGTTCTAAAAGAGTATCAAGTTCTTTTTGTTTATCTTTTACGCCTTTAAGTAATGTATTTTCTGAACAACTCATTTTTACGTTCCAGTAGTTGGTGATGTAGTTTGTGCTGTTGCTGGAGTTGGAGAACTTGCTCCACCAGTTCCAGGAACCTCTGTATGTGTATGCTGTGTTTGTGTTATATTATTAACTGTTATCTCACCAGCATCGTACACGAGCGCTGCGGTAGCGCACGTAAGCGTATGCGTACCATCTATATCTTCTGTTAAGTTTCCAGTAGTACCAAACTTCATATTGCCACCTGAAGCAACTGCAAAGTCACTTACTGAACTCTGAGAATATTTACCACCGGCAAATAAGGATATATTATTGTAAGCTGTATTAGAATAGTTATTTGTTGTATTAATAACATAATCATTTCCAATAGTAGTTAATGCATCGTTTGTTATATTTAAATTTAAATCATTTAATACTGTAAGATTATCATTAATACCAATATTAGTACTTCTATTTCTTTGTATCTCTGTTTCGTAATTACCACCAATCTTAACTTGTTTACTTCCTTTCACGTTTATGGTATAATCTTTTTCTACTTCTAAATGATAATTACCGTATACTAATTGACGGACATCACCATCAACAGTCATATTCATATTACCTTTTATGTGGATATTTTTATCATTTAAGATAACTTCATAATCATCACCAACTATTTTTACTTGTCTTGTTCCATCATTATATATTTCTTCGTATGTTCCAGACCTATGGGTTTGATTTATTCTCTCATTTCCTGGGGTATCATCTATTTCTAATACGTGTCCTGATTCTGTTTCGTTTACTTTATTATATGGATAACTAGGCTCATGTCCATTCAGTGGAGGTAATTGGTTCCAAGTTTGTTCTGCATAATAAGTATCTGCTTGATCTGGTGCAACTGTCGTAACCTTAGGTGGTACTGCAGTTTTAACAGGATCTACTGTTGAACCTTGTTCTCTTGTTTGAAATGAACTACCAGACTTATGTGTACTTTTTCTTGCTGACTTATTAACATCACTTTGGTCTATATACTCTCCACGAGGAAAAGAAGTAGCAGTGAATCCTAATGAAATATCTCTTTCAGAACTTTTAGAAGCTATACTACCCATAATAATAGGATCTTGAGCACTTGGTCCATCTCTAAAGAATCCAACTACCCATGAACCTTCCATTAATCCGTGTGGTGAATCACCTACGCCTGAGGTACCACTCGCTGTTGTTGGCATCATAACTGTTGCCCAAGGAAGATCAGTTGTTGGTAATATCCCTTTATCTTCTGTATGGAATCCAAAACACCTAACTCTACATCGATTCATTTCTTCAGGATCTGATCTATCCTCAACTACACCTGTGAACCATGCAAAGGCTCCATCTATAAACATATCATTACGCATCAACACTTACCTCACTTGAATCTCTTTGGATTGTTACTTTCATTTTATAATAATCATCGAATGTATGAACTACTCTTGTAACTAAATAATCACTTGAATTATATTTATCAATCATCACTGGAGGTAAATCTGCTCCTTCAATTGTTGTTGGTTTAACAGTCTTCATATTTACTTTTGAACCAACCTGTAATCCAAAGTCTCCATTCAATGCAATTAAATGTGTATTAAACCCCATTGTGTGTAAATGTGATTCTGATTTTAATATAGTAGTATAAGCTGGATTATGATAATTAGAATGATCTGAATAGGCTTTAGTATTTAATGATATAAAATAATTCTTTCCTTCTCTTAAGTCCGATAACTTTCTATCTAAAATTTTATGTTCATCACTAAATGGTTTATTTGAATTTAATTTTTTAGGCTTAGATGAATCGTAATTAAAAAACGTTTTTTCATATTTCTTATTTGATATATCTAAAGAGTGAAGCGTGGCCGCGTACGCACCCGCACCAATATCATTTAACTTACCCATACCTAATTCACTTCCAAAAACTTCTATTCTTTGTCTTAGCTCATCATAAGCACCTGATGTTCCAATATCATGATCGAAGTATGGTATAAAATCATATTCTTCGTATGCATCTCCTTCATATAAATTTTCTAGAGAATTGAATTGTAATCCATCTTGAATAGTATCATAAAAGAAATATGGAGTACCATTATCGAATGCATTTTTTAATAACCAATTAATAGCTTGTATTGGTCTTATTGTTGGATATACACCTTTAATAATATCTTTTGTGTCAAGATTAAATGTAGCTTTTTTAACTTTTAAATCTTTTGTACATATATCTTTAACTAATTTACCTATTGAACCTTGAAATGATCTTTGTAATACTTTTGCCTGATTATTATATAACTGTTCTGATACAATTCTAAATTTGTAGAATTGTTTACCTGGACCAGATCTTACAAAATTAAATACCTCTGCAATAAATACGGTTATATCTAATTTAGAAATTGTTTCTTTAGTTCCACCAA